CGGTAAACCGCGGCAGCACCGCGCGGGACGCCGTAAGGCCGGCAGTACACGCCGTCGCTAGCAGCATGATGATAACGGCCAGCGCGTAGGCATACCATGCGGTTGGAATCTTGAGCCACCTGTCGAGCCACTCCTTGGTCAGCTGCACGATGATCATCACGATGGCTGCGCAGCCACCCACGGTGGCGAGGTATTCCCACGTCAGAGGCGCGGTCGCCTCGGAAATCGCGTCGAAGGTGGATTCGGTGGCAGGGGATTCGGCCACTGCGATCACCGGAAGCATGAGCATCAGAATAGCCATCATGACAGCGAAAATCTTTTTCATCGAAACCCTCCATTTTGTTTGTCTTTTCGTAGAAATTACGCCCAAACCTGCATCTTTTTCGATCAAGATGCAGGTTTTGGTCGATCTTGATCTTTATTCCTCGTGTTCCTTCGCGTGCTGTACCCGCCATTCTTCCTCGTAGGATATGGCAAAGTAATGCACCTTCCGCCGCTTGGCTTCTCCGTTGCCGTGCTGCTCTTCATAGGCTTCTTCAAGGCGGTCGTACATGCGGCGCTCGTCCTCTGTAGTGTATCCGCGAGTCACGGCGTTGGAGTACAGCGCGCCCATCTCCGCATCCAAGATGGCGCGGAAGGCTTTGCTCATGCTGTCATCGATGGCTTTGCGCTCGTCGTGCATCTGCATGTGGCGCTTCAGGTCGCGCCTGTCCTGGCAGGCTACCACCAGATTGTATATGCCGATCACCGCGATGCAGGCCACCGGCCAGTAATGCTGGGCCTCCGCAGGGATCTTGCTCCACATTGCCAGCGCAGCTGCGCACAGCACCGGAACGGCCCAGCTCACCACCTTGTCGGCAATCTTCTGTGCAAACTTCTGCATCGGTATCATCCCTCCAGCGCCTTGCTGCTGATAAACCTGACCTCGCCCTTATACAGCACCGGCTGCCATTTGCCCAGCTCGATCTTGTCAAGCGTGCAGCCGCCGTGGACAAAGCCTGCGGTGGGGTATGCCGTGCCGGGGCCGGTACGGACGCGCCAGCTGCCGTCCTTGACAGTCAGATCGTCGGCAGAGGCGTCGGGAGCGATGATCGGGATCTCCAGCGCAGCCTGCATGGCAGTATGAGTAGCAGCGTCGTATTCGCCGGTGACGGGCAGACTCTTGTCGCGCTGGAACGCATCGACGGCTGTCTTTGTTGCGCTGCCGAAATCGCCGTCTGCGCCGTACTGGCCAAGGTCGTAGCCCAGCTTGATCAGACCCAGCTGCATTTCCTTGACGTCGGCGCGGTCGGTCATGCCGTACTTGAGGACGATCTCGCCCAGCTCGGGGACGGCGGGCACATAGTCGGCGTCATCATAGTCGAAATACTTGTCCATCCAGCCCCAGAAGTTGGGCTTGCGGTCGTAGAGCGTGGTGCGCACGCAGCCATACAGCACACCGCGGGCCTCGATGATGTACCAGTCGCCTTCGGGCTTGCCTTCTACCACAGGCTTGTCCAGATAGGCCACGTGATGGATGTTGGACGCCTTTTCGCCCCAGTAGACCGCTGCGCCGGGCACACGCTTTTCGGCTGGGATCATGCCCTTACCCTTCACGCCGCACCAGTCGGCATAGGCGTAGCGGGCCTTGGTGTTGATGTTCACGCCGCTCCACTTTTCATAGATGCCCTCGGAAAGGCCGTTGCAGTCCCAGACGAACTGCGCGTGCTCGCGCCAGTACAGGGCCTTGGCCTCCTGCTTCGCGCTGTAGTTGTCGCGGTTGGCATACTGGTTGAAATACCAGCTGCTCAGTTTCTTCGGGTCCTGACCCTTCGCGCCCATGATGTAGCCGTCCTTGCGGTCGACGGTTGCGCGCAGCTCAGCCATAAACAGGCCGATGGGCATGCGTTTGATTGCCATAGGTATTCCTCCTTGTGTTTCGTTGTGAGTATTTTTTAATGTGGAGATGTAGATCAAATCAATGGAATCACCTCGTGCAAGTTCAATGACTTACGTTCCAGAAAGTTGATTAAATGTACGAACAATGTACATCTATGTCGTAGATGGTCGTTTCGGCGTTGGCAGCAATTACAAGCCATTTCGTGTACTCCCTGCCACCATAGGGCTGCAACACAATAGACATCTGCACCTCTTTTTCTTCGGTGCTTGCATATTCCGTCAACCCAAAATTGGTCACGCCGTCCTTAATCGTCAACGTGCCGGAATAGCGCAGCCTAATTGATGCAATTCCACTTATACCGGCCGCCGGGGATATCTCGTGTATCATGATTGCACAGACGGATGATTGCCATATCGTCATCAATCTCGACCGGCTTCACCAGCAGATCTTCATCTCCGCTGAATATGGCGAATACAGTCACCGATCTGGGCGGCAAACTGGTCCATTTGACCCTTACGCCGATTACAGCCGTGTCGCCGCAAGGCATCTCTATGGACATATCTTGCGGATTAAAAATGAATGCCATCTCATCACCTCCCGTCAAGCATGGGTCAGCGGCGCGGGATACGCGCCATATTCGCCCTTGTAAAACACACACTTTGCGGACGAAATAGAGTGTCCGTCCCGGCTCCAGTCGGAGTAATCTCCATCTGTTCTGCAGGGCACTGCGCACCATTCGCCGCCGGTGAAAAACTTGTCGCCACGCAGAACACACATTGCATACCAGAAGTCGTTGCGGCTGAAGCTGATCACGCCGCCCGTCAGCGTGTATGTGATCGGCTCGACTGTGTCGCCGTTGACCGTGTGATACTCAAAGGTCGACTGGGTGCTGTTTGTGTCCGTGTGCACGTAGTAGATGCCGTCTGTGCTCAGGTAGTCCTCGATGTCGATCCGAGACGCGCCGCTGATTGAAATGCTCTTCGTCGTACCATTGGGCGCGGTCAGGACCAGCGTGGCCGCTGAAGAATCTTTAATGTTGATGTAGACGTGTTCATCCTCGCTGGTATAAACGCAACGGTCGCCTTTGTACGGCAGCGCGCCGGCGGCGACAATATCCACGTCGTCAAAGTTGGCATAGGGGACGCTGTCCAGCGTACCAGATGCTTTGATATGATGTGCAACATATCCGTATCCATCAAGATAACCGTCGAGGAATGCAGAATTGAAACTGCATTCGTCAGCATCAATGTCGATATTGCTGTATCTCGTGCGCTTGCCGCACACAGGATTGGCCGCCTCGTACACACCGACCGCGTCAACATCGCCGACGTGATCAACGCGTTCCGGGATCAGGCAATGATCGTCAAGATTTGAAAATATGGCTCCCAGCGGCGGATTTGCTGCGAAGGACAGTGTGACCATCGGATCGTATACAAATCCGGCATTGGTCTGCGGATACGGCCAGCCGTCGCACATGGCAGCAAAAGCACTGCATACGATTCCGTAATAGGACACGACATTCTTATTCGTTTCGATGTCGGGCCAGCTACGCACCGTCTCTTTGTAGATCGCGCTTTCGGTATCGCTGATCGCGTTTATATAGGTATGCGGACTGACGTGCCATCCCACATAATGCGTCGAGAACCATTGGCTTCCGTAAGGGATGCCGTTGTATTCTACGCCGGACTTGAACGAGTATCTGCCTGTTTCATCGTCTGCCGACAGTTTATAAAGGAAGAAGTTGCTCTTAGGAGTCCACTTCATGCCGCATACCTTTTGACAGGCTTCGACGACCTTTCGGGCCCTTGCCGACGGCAGCTCCGATCGATTGTCTGTCACGATCGACACCAGATCGGAGGCATCACCAACACGGGTAATCGATTGATCCGATTCCGATCCGAAATACAGACGCGCACGGAAGAAATCGTATTCCTTCGGAGGAACCCAGAATCTGCGCTTCGCAGAGTCATCCAGTATTTCCATCTCGCCGTCTTTATAACCTACGATGGCAAAGAGGCTCGAATCTCCGCAACAAACAAATTCTGCATTACCCGGAATCACGATTCCCGAAGAACCGCCTTCATTCAAAGGGTAGTTTCCGCCGGAAGCCGTCTTTATCGTGGGATCCGCGCTTACCGGCACTCCGAAGGGCTCGCCGTCCCATCCATACAGATTCACATCAGCCACGTATACCGCTGCCTGCATGTATACGTCTTCGGGAATATCAATCATATAGGTTTTGGTGTTTCCTGCACTCAAATAGTTCAACGTTTTGTTTCCGGTTGTGCTGTTAGGCTCGCCTTCCGTTTTATAGATATCCCACGCAACCACATATTCGCTGCCGACCAACCTGTAGAAATACAGGAAACACCGGGCATTTGCGTCTGAAAAATGGATACAGAGATGGCGCGGGCATTTGATATAATCGCTGCCCTTGATTGCCGAATACGCCACGACCTCACCGCCGGACGTTTCGTAATAGCGCACGACATCGTGATCCGTATCCAGCGGAATCCTGCGGAAATGTCCGTCGGTCATGCGTTCAAGGTCCGTGGATGTCAGTTCCAGCTTCTCATCGAGCCTTGATTCGGCAGCTCTTGCGTCGGAGGTCGCCGCTTCGACAGCTTCGATCACGTCCGACACGTCCAGCACTGATGCCCAATAGCTCGTGTTGGTAAGCGCGGTTCCCGCAGGAACGTTCTTGAGGGCGATGTACGTTTTGCGACCGTCCGTGCTCTTCACCATCTCCAGCGCGGTATATGCGGTCGAAGCGTTCCACGTGCCCTTATAGACCGGGCGGATTCTGCCCAGCTGTGTATACGACATATTGGTTTACCTCCTTAGTATGCGTCTGCGGCGATCCAGCGTGCGGTGAGCGGGAGCTGGGTGCCCGCAGCACAGGCCGCAGCAGATGCGCCCGAGCGATTGCCTTGAAAACGGATCTCTCCATTCGACCTGACAAGCATCCGCCATAGTGCATAGGTCCTGCCCTGCTGGATGACGGAAATATCCGTGACCGGGCGCAGGCCGGAGGGAAGCACGGCGATTATGCCATCGAAGCCAGATGCCAGCTCGTATACGTTCTTCACTGCGCCGTCAAGATAAACATACGGTCCGACGCGCATGATTCGCGGAGCCAACGCGCTGCTGTATGGCGAGAAGCGGGCACTGGTATAAACGAAATTGCCGGACGTGACGCTTCGGTCCTCCAGAACGGATATGCGGAATACAGCCTGCCCGTTTACTCCCGCCGGCACCCTGCACACCGTTCGCAGCATATTTGTGCTTGCGCTCAGGTCGGCTCTTGCCGTGATTGCACCAATATGTACGCCAGTCGTATCGGCAAAGAAATTCGTCGCAAACTGACCAACATTGGAGCCAGTGTCACTTGTTACTGCGCGAACCTCACTGTTCGATATGCTTTTAATCTCCACTACGACGGTATAGGTCTTTCCAGCGACGATACGAGAAGACGTCGGTACATAAAGAGACACCCACTTGACTGCGGTTCCTTCCGTGTTGTCATAAGAGAGCGTTACCCAATCATCGTCATCCACGGTGATTCCTGCGCTGGTGCTCGTCCGGCTGGAAACATCAAACAGCTGCATGTTTCCGCCATCGGAGGCCATCAGCTTCTTGGACTGCACTCCGTCAAGACGCGGCCCGGCTTCACCCCAGATACCGCCGTAGAAGTGTGATTCATAGTCATCTGCCACTTCGAACTTCGGCGCAGATTTCGTGCCGGAAGCAATCATGCCGATGGCGACGCCGCGTTTATCGGGAGATACCGACAGCGCTGCGTGGGCCTCCGAGACGGTGCTGTAGGCTACGGCTTTTCCGCCCGCCGTGTCGGTAACCGTGAGCGTATACGTCCACGATTCGTCGCCCCCGACCGCATCGGGAAACGCGGTCTTATTTCCCGCGATGGATACGCTTTGGGCGCCGGTTCCAGTCTTGGTCACAGTTGCGCCCGTCGAATTGTTGACCGCCTGAATCGACCATTTCAAGGTGTTCAGCTGGGTTCCTGCGGGCGCGATCGCCTGCACGGAAGCATTGATGTTCACCCATACGTTTTCGCCCATATCACTGGCCGTATAGCCGCTGATCGTTTCGTTCGAATCGTATACGGGTTCATAGCGTTCCACGCTGAAGCCCGAAATCTGCGGCAGCGAGTAGCTGCAGAAGGTAAAATCCACATGGTTGGTTCCGGTTCTTCCGCGGCTGTCCGTCGCTGTGATGGTAAGTCTGAGCGTGGACTTGGATTTGATCGTTCCGGTAATCACTTCTGCACAGGTATATTTTCCCGGCTCACTTTCGGTAAACGAAGTCCATTCCACGATTTTACCGCTGGTCAGACTGGCGTCAACGCTCACCAGAGACGAACCGCCGGCGCTGCTCATATCGACCGATGGCGCGATTTTGATCTTGGACCGTCCATACAGACCATATTCGGACAGATCGTTCACCAGCGATGCGCCGACGCTCGTTACCGCAGGCGCCATCGATTCCGGCACGATGACGGTCTGATAATACACTTCCGTGCGGTTAACGCTGCCGTCGGAATTATAGGCTGTCATGCGTATCTGGACGTTGGCGCTGGTAGCGTTGGGAATTTCTGCCGCCAGCGACGTCGGCGGAGTCCACGCTATCGGGCTGCTCGCCTTGGTGGCTATGGTTCCGGATGCGTCGCCGATGGCGTACGTAAGCGTGTATGTCTCGCCGGCAACCGGGGTTTCATTGGTCACTTTGAAGCTCATTGCATTGCCGAGGGTCACGCCGCTTTCGGCTCCGCTAAGCGTATTGGCTGCATAATCCCAAGTGGCCTCAATGTACGGATACACATTGCCGGTAGTACCGTCAAGGCGCACGCGGGTGCCGCTACGGGTGAGATGCATGAACCAGTTTGTCTTATAGTCCGCCGCCTTCTCGGCAAGATCGGTGATATCTAGGGCGTAATCGCCGCTGGATTTTCCGATCGTTACGACTTTTGTCGCGTCCTGTGCTGCTCCCCAATCGCCGGATGACGAGCAGCCGACCGTAATCTCGTAATCGGCACTGGTTGATTGGTCGTTGTACAGGTGCAGTACCATACGGTCTATCCGAATGTTGCCTGTCCCAGCATTCACCTGATTGTGCAGAGACGGAAACGTTATACGCGTTCGGTAACTGTTGCCGATGTAAATATGATCACCCAGCGTACCATAGCTGCTGGTACCATATCGGCCGTTCGTGCCCTTCAGGGTTGCTATTGCCATTGTTTCACCTCACATCTTAAACAAGGATCAGATGGCCTTTCGCGCCGGTGCGAAGGCTGAATCCACCGAGGACAAACTGTCTCTTTGCCTCGATGACCGGAGCAGAAATCGTATTCTGCACCATCTCGGCCATCGGCGAGCCTTCGTGCAGCACCTTGAAGCCATTGCTGGAAGTCTGAGTCACGTATTCGCTCTCCGAGCTGCCCAGCTCAACCGTGCCGTCCTCGTATCGGATATAGGTTCGGAGGGTCTCATTGTCCACCTTCTTCACCATCTCCAGCTCCACGCTGTCAGCGCGCTGGGTAAGCTCCGAATAGATGGACGATACATTTTCGCGGATGCCGCCAGTCTCTTCATAGACCTGCTCGCTCACTCTGGAGGTAATGGAGTTGTCCAGCATCTCGATGGCTGATTCGTTCTTCTGGATTTTCGTCGCATTATCCTCAATGCCATCCTCCAGCTCGCCGACCTTCTTTTCGTAAACCTCCGTAGTCACGCGCAGCCTGATGGAGTCAGCCATCTCAACAATTTTCGCTTCCTGCTCTTTAATGAGAGTGCTGTTTCCTTCGATTGCTTCCGCGTTTGCGTCAACACCTTGCTGTAGCTCGCCGTCTTTCACACGCTCCCAGGCAATGGGCACGCCATCTGAGGTAAAGGAAATGGCGAACGGCGCTTCAGCGTCTACGTACAGGTCATCGCCGATCATGGCGAGTGCATATACCGTCTGGTCATCGCCATACTGGTAATACAGCAAACCTGCATCATCGATATAGAAGTCAGGCAGCCAGCTATCCGTAGCCAACTGATACAGCGCGCCCGTGGACGGCTGCACCCAGAGATCATTCTCATCAGCAGTGGCGGGAGGATTCTCGCCACGGTGGATCACACTCTTGCGCCCCGCCACAAGCTCAAGGCTTTCGCCGATAGCTCTGATCGTCGTCGCATACAGCTCGGGGATGGTGGCCGACGCGATCATGGCTTCGCCGGCGGTGATCTTCCCGGCGGTAAGCGCGGAGGTGAATATCTCGGCGATTATGGCTTCCTGCGCCTTGATGTTCTGGGCGTTCAGACTACCGACGTTCATGTTCGTCTCCACAATCTGCTGCCCTGTGGCCGTCTGGCCTGCGGAAACCTCACCTGCGGAGACGGTCACTTCTTCGGTGTGAATCGTACCGTCCGCACCGATCACGACGGCGTAATATTTTCCATCGTCGCTTTTAAGAACAAGATCGCTGATAGTAGCGTTGAGCATATTTGCGCTGGTCACAGACAGACGATCGATCAGCAGTGAGCCGCCGACGCCGTCCGTGATGATAGCTTCATCGGCCTGCAGGTCCTTGATCTGGCCATAGCCGATTTCTGCTGTTTTGATATTTGCCGATACGATGTTTGCAATATCAGCATCCAGCGTTCCGATCTGCGCCTTCACGATCCTCGCAATCTCAGCAGACAGCGATTCGATATTGGCCCACTCGATGTCCGCACTTTCGATTTCTGCCACCGCAATCTTCGCAATTTCAGCAGTAAGTGATTCGATTTCCGCCCATTTTATCTGGGCTTTGTCGATATTGGCAGCGGTGATCTGGGCAGCGGCGATGGTGGCAAAGGCGGCGTATAGAGCATCCGTAGTGATCGTTCCGGAATTAATCTTGTCAATTGTCGCTTGTGTAATCTTGGCGATAATTGCAGTAAGTACGTCCGTTTCAATCGAGTCTGTGACGATATTGCCGGCGCGGATATCAATGGCCTTCAACAACGCGGTCGTCAGTCGATCTGCCGCAATGTCATCTGCAGTCAGCGATTCAAAATGACCCGCCGTAGCAGAAACGATTTTCTTGTCAAGGCCCGGGATACGGGTAACGCGGACATTACCATCCGAATCATACTGGCTTACAGATGCGCTGTACGTGGCGCTAGAAACAGTGCTTACCGAGGGTAGTTCACACCGCACTTCGCAGGACAGACCGCCGTGAAATGTGAATGACAGCGATGTTGCCATGAGACGAACTACTGTCTGATTCATCGTCGTGACTTCAAAGAAATCGCCGCACCGCACCGCTGGATCGCCTACCCATGACAATGTGCCCGCCGCCGCTGTTAATCCCTTGAGTTCCGTAACGACACTGTTCACTATCTTCTCTGTAAGTAGGGGATTGTAATCGAGCTGGATTGTATTCGCCGCATTATCCGGAATAGAATCATCAATGGCGAACCTCACATAATCATCAGCGTCAACCGATGGCATTGCCTCTATTGCGTTGAACATAAACAGATCGCCGCCCTCCATTGAGAATGACGTATATCTGTCCGCCCCGACTGAAACGGTGCGTCCGTTAGCAAATGAAAGTATTTCCAGTTTGCCCGCAGGCGTTATCTGAGCAAATCCGCCTGCACATATGGCGCAATAACTAAGGACGTCACGCAGGGTAACACCTTCTGCCCATTCCGGCATTTTTTCGATCTCTACAGCGGCATTCGGGAAATCTGTTCTGTCCAGCCTTACACCTGCGCCTGTACATATCGCAGTAACCAGACTACCAATCGTGGTAGGATATACTTCTTCGCTGTCTGTATACGCTGCCTCAAACTTACTGGCCAAAGCATCGTATCCGAATAGCGTTATAGTCACGGATTGCTCAGGCGCGCTGCACGAATCCACGTACCATGTGCCGAAGGGTGAGTATACAAACGATCCGTTCGCAAACAACCCGATTTTCATCTGGACTTGTGCGCCGTCAAAATCATGCGGAGTATAGTTCAGCCCGACCTTATTCATTTCAAGAGTGAACGACGCTGCGCTTACAGAGCCTAGAAGCACGCCTTCAAACCCGCCGTAATAGGACGAGTATGCGACTACATCAGACTCGGTGATTTCGATCTCTCGTCCGCTCTTCTGTGTGATCAACCCCCGAATCGACAGTGTTCGGTTTTGACCCATATACGTCAGCGTCATATTTCCTCCGTTATTTCTCGATGAGATTTACCGTTAGGTTTTCCCATAAAGGCCCTTGCCCGTGAAGATTTGAATTATACATGGGTGCAGAGCGATCGCCCGCATAAAACTCAGCGATACGGTTCGTGCCTGTGTACGGATCCGGGTATTCAACCCAAAAGAATTCATCTGCGATTGCCTGCAGTATCTCCGACATAGGCGCTGTGCGCAGCGGAGGCCATACCAGTTCAATCTTTCGCTTTGCATTTGCGCCACCCACGATACGGTCTCGCAGCATGGTTCCATCCGCGCTGCGAGTGGTAGCCGCCGAATCAATGTCTTGCATGAGGACCTTCATCGACTTGGGGTCGGGGAGGGCGGCAAGACTGCCGCTCTCCTTACCAACTCTAATTATGGACATTGAGAATCATCCTCCTTGCTTTGTTATATCGACGGTTTGCCTCTGCGCTGGCGCTCACGATTGATTGCCTGCGCGATCATGCGGCCATCAATATTCACCGTACCCAGTCCGGCAGCCCGCATTGCAGAAACGATTGCCACAGCGAGGCGTTCTTCATCCATTCCGCTACTATCGCCGTGCGCGTCCATATATTTGAAAATCGCATCGCCGATCTGATCCTGATTGGCGACCGCAGTACGGTTACCAATTCGTCCAACCATTTCGGCCCCAGCTTCGTTTGCGATGAACAACTCGCCGCTTCTCGGATAGCCGCCACCCGCGAACTGACTTGCACTCAAAACTGCATTGACCTTTTGCATGAGCGTTGTGTCAATTTTAGCAATGGCTTTCAGGAATGACTTTGCACCTGACGTCAGGCCAGCCTTGACTTTCAGGTTGATCGTTTTGCTGGACAGAGAAGTGATTTTTTCACGGATGCTGTTCAGGTTGCGAATGATTGTGGTGTAATTGGCAATATTAATGGCGATTGTCTTTTCCGTCGGAATTTCGACAATCTTACCGCCAAGAGTGTCTGCTTGCTCGCCTGTTGCAGTGATTGCATTCGCTGCATTTGTAGCTGCATTCTGCGCATTGTTCAGCTCGGTTGTGGCTGTAGAACCCATCGCAGAAAACCCGCTTCCGATATCGCCAACCGAATCTCCTGTCGAACTTGCGGCAGCTGTCAGTTCATGAAGCCCTTCAACGATGTTTCCAGTGTCAACATCAGGAGCAACCGTTAAGCCTCCCGCTTCATTCATACCTTCTGTTACCGCGCCGGGGATGGAATAGCCGAGCTGTTCAAACAACGCATCGACCTCGTCCTTGCTGGTCGCAGCGACCATCATGTTGTAGAAATCGGTTTGAACTTCCGCTCCCAGAATATCCCAGCCTGTGAAACCAAACATTTCAGCCATGTTCAGTAGTTCAACTGCTCTATCAGCTCCGACCGCGCTCACAAGAGCCTGCTCCAGTTTGGTATCAAACGCTGTCTGGAATTCGCTGAAATCCATTCCGTTCTGCAGCTGATCCACCCAGTTCTGTGCAAATTCTCCAACGTAAATGTAGGAAAAATCAAGGCTCGAAAATGCTTCGCCGTAAATATCCGAAAATGCCTGCAAAAATTTCTGAGCTACAGGGGCAAGCACGGAAGCCATTGCTGCATCAACGCTGCCCGTAATGTCCATCGAAGCCAATTCGTTTTGAAGCTGTCGAATGCTTTCCTTTACCTGCGCCTCTTCTTGTTCCGTATAGATTCCTTCTCGAATGCCCTGTCTATACATCTCAAGCTGACTGGCAATCGCAGAATACTCAGCTTTCTTTGCTTCTGTGAGGCTGGCGCGCAATTCGTCCTGCATTGCAGTGACTTCATTCACAACATCCTGATAGGATTTCTCACTCAGGCCAGAGATGATTGTATCCGCAGTTACCAGGGATGCACCCTGAGCTTCACCTGTTCTTGCGGCCGCGGCAATTCTTGCAAGGCTTGCACTCAGTTCATGCGCTGTGGCAAGCTCTTGCGCAGTCAATCCTTCCTGTACACCCTTCATCAGCAGCGCGCTCAAGCCTTCGCCTGCGCGGCTTATTGCGGCCTGCGTAATCTCGTTACCTACGCCCAGCGCATTAACGATGTCGCCGCTTATATCCACGCCCGCTTTGTTCAGGGTAGGGGCCACAGATACGGATACCTGCACGAAATTTTCGCTCTCGGTAATGTAGCGATTCACGCCGCTTACCAGCGTATCAATCTCGCTCTGCCACTTCGAATAATCTCCGGTATCGAGTTCAGTTTTCAACTGAATCGTATTGAGAGTAGACTGAATGGATGCAATTGAACTGTTCAGGGATGCAGAAGCCTCCGCTGCTTTATCACTGGACATAGAAAGCAGATTCAGATTTGCATCCACATCAAAATCGAACAGTCCGGCGGCATAAGATCGAACCTCTTCAGCTTTGAGCTCTACGGCCCCCCACTTAATGCGGTTATCGATCTTATTCTCATTTATACCATTGATTGTAGCGGCAATCTCGGCAACTGCGGCGATTGTAAAACCAATTGCGGCGCCTGCAACAACTCCGGGTACGCCTCCCACAGCGCCGCCCACGGCGGCTCCAGCCAATGCGCCTTTTATGACGCCAGTTATTCCAAGCGCGATTGCGTTCCCGTCGATTTCCCCAGTATCCTTGACATGCGCGCTCATTACACTGATCGTCGTAACTGCGCTGATACCAAGGGTAAGCGCAGCGCCATACAATGCATTCACGCCAAATGCATGCTGCACGACGCGGCCAACGATTGCAGAAGAAAGCAATGTGGACAGACCGTCCGCAATCAGCAGACCCGGCTTACCACTTTTAGCAAATTGAGTATCAAACTCATATACCAGACTCACCATTATAGTGAGAGCGGCAAGCGTTGCAGCGATGCCCTTTATGCTGTCGAGGAGCTTCCACCCCTTGGAAAGATCAGGCAGGAAGCTCTTTGCAAGCCGCCAGCTCAGGAATGCGCCACCGATGGCGGTCAGGTCAGCCAAAGTGCCGGTAATATGATCATTGATAAACGAAATGAACGGCTCAAGCTTGCGGTATATGGCGTCCACCTGACTACCGACCATATTCGACAGGAAATCATATTCGGGTAAATCGAAGTCAAATCCGCTCAGAGATCCGCCTCCGCCGCCTCCGCCGCCGCTCCCACCTCCGCCGCCAGAAAGGTCGGGGAGTTGGTTAATTTCGTCGAAGCCCATCAGAATGCTCTTCAGCTTCTTTGCCGCGCCGCCTGCTTTATCTGCACCCGATGCCACGTTATTCATGCTGTCACTTACGCCTCCGATAGCATCTGCCGTTACGGAAAAGTCTACGCTGGGCAGACTGTATCCGAACAGACTGGCGATTGACACAGCAACCGCACGAACAGCCTTTGCCACTGCGATTGCGATCGGGAGCATAGCGTTCAGTGCCGGAATGAAGATATTGCCCAGCGCACGTGCCGCTTGTGTCACAGAAGCGGATAGGATGCGCAGCTGGTTAGCCGGGGAATTCAACGTTCTGGCCATATCGCCCTGAGCAGAAGTGACCTGCGTCATGATTGCATAGTATCGAAGCTGCGCCTTTTCAGCCTGAGTCATGCTGCTTACGCTCTGCATAATGCCGAGACTGGCGGCTATAGCCTGCAGGCGCGCCTGCGACAAATCATAGCCAAGCCGTCTCAGAGGTTCAATTTCGCCGCTGATACCGGACTGCAGCTTCTGCATCGATTCCTCAATCGGAATATTGAAGAAGGACGATATGTCGTAGCCAAGCTGTGTCAGGTTTTTACTCATCAGATAAGCGCGATCGCCCACAACACCAAAGCCATCTGCCAACGTATAGAACACGCCCTGATTGCGCATCCATTCGCTCGGGTCAATGCCCATCACGTCCGCAACCTGATCAGCATACCGTCGTGCGCTACTGGCATATTCGCCAAGTGCTACGTTGAACAGGTTCAGGTTTTCGATGTATTCATTGGATTCATTGATCCAACCCGCAATCGTACGGGCGACGGTTCTCACGCCGTTGGCCGCATCGCGCAGCAAACTGCTGAAATCGTTGTACGACTTCATTGCGGTATGATTGGCGGTCGGAATGGCTCGGGTCGCCTGATTTGCAGCCCTTACCTTCTGCGGGAATTTAGCAAACGCATTGCCAACCCGGTCAAGCTGGTTTGCCAGCGGAGCCAGTGCAGAGGAAATCTGCTGCATCTGCGCCGAAAACTCTGACAGTGTAGACGAATCCAGCGAATTGACAATATCAGGTATCTTTGCAAGCTGCGTAGTGTAGCTGCCAAGATTTGATTTACCCAGTTCTGTAAGCGGTTTGAGACTATCCGTTACCTTTTGCAGCGATGCTACGTCAGCTCCCCGTGCTGCATCACTAATTTTGTTGAGCTGATTCGCAATGGAGGCAGATACTTTCAGGCCGTTTGCGGCATTCTTTAAGCTGATAAGGCCGCTCGCAAGTGCATTTACCGCATTTGCCGTATTACCTGCGCTTGCTCCGGATAATTTATTGACCTGATTGATTACGGCATTAAGGCCGAGCCCGCCGCGCACAGCAGACTTGACATTCTCAAGCGTTTTCTTTAGCAATTCAAGTCCCTTGCTGGCTGATTCACTACTGGATGATATTTCAATTTGCAGGGAATCAATGGTTCCCGCCATCTGCCTCACCTCCTTCAGGCGTAGTATCGATTTTTATCGCATCCGCATTTTCGTTTTTTGCCTGCCGCTGATTATTGCGCTGCATCAACGCAAACAGCAGGGCTTTTCCCTTTTCCATGACTCGCTTTTCAGCATCAACCTCGTTGCGTTTTTCCTGCCGCTGGCTGATAGGATACGGGTGCTTAGGATATGGTACAGGCTTTGTGTTCTTTTTTGCGAAAGCACGCATCACGGGCGATACACAGCACAAAGCTTCATATATATACATGCCTTGCAACCATAGTTCTTGATTCTTTCTATCTGCGCGGATTTCCGCTGCCTCTCTATAGAACCGAACCAATTCTGGGTTATCATTCCAGTATTGGTCGTACGTCATGCCAATGGAAAGGTAATACGGAAACTGCTCATAGAATACTTCTGTGTAAGTTTTAGGCGGGATAGGTTCCCCCTCCCGCCTCATTTCAGACGATTCGCCACTTACCAGCTGGCCGTCCAGTCTACGTTTCCCTCATCCGCCTCAGGCTCGTTTACCAGCACGGCGATAGGTTCGTTGTACATTTCCGCCAGCATGCCGATCAGCTCACTACGATTTGTCATCTTCGTAAAGATGTCGTCCACTACGGTGCGCGAAATGTACGGATGATTTGCCATGAAAGCGCCTGCAAACAGCTTGGGCAGGGTACTTACAGGCTTGTCATTGATATCGCTGGCAACAAAACCGTTGCGCTCCATCTGTTCTACGGTCTTGCGGGTATATTCAAGGACGTATTCCTTGCCACCCACTGAAAACCTGATCTGCTTGCTCATGATTAACCTCCTCCGGTTTAGTGATTGCTATTCTGCATACATAGCGTGTTATTCTTCAACGAAATTGATGACGGTAGAGGCTGCAATGCTGATCTTCATATCAGAAACTTCGTTGACGCCGGCGCCTGCAACATATACGGACAGAGCGCCCTTAAACTCAAATTTGCCCTCATCACCAGTAGGAGTAACAACGCCGCCAGATTCAGTGCCGCCCATCCATACAGCGAAATCGCTTTCTACGCCCTCGAGAGCCTTCAGCTTGGCGTAGTCTGTGGCGGTATAGTTTGCGGTGAATTCCAGTGCTTCCAGCGACTGAATGCCCGGAATATTAGTCTGCATCTTGTCGGAAAGCGTGGTGGTTTCCAGCATTTCCGGCGCACCACCGAGGTCCGGATAATCCTTGATATCGATCAGCTTCTCATACGTGGATCCGCTGGTCGCCTTGTGCATCAGAAAGGTCTTGTAAGAAGAACGTGCCAATTCTCATTACCTCCTGTATATCGTTTTGTTTTGGGATACGACTGCCGTATAGCGCGCAGCAATGCGGTATACGGACGCATCGTTCAGATTGGGAATATGGTTCATCATAGTACGGGTAAAACCAATGGATGCCATAATCTCGTCCAAAGCCATTGCAATTTTACGGCATTCCTGCTTTTTGCCAGCTGCCTTGTTGGAATATACATTGGCTTCATACATCAGCGATGCATGGTTTTCCATGTTGCTGCTGCTTTGCGTGCGCACAAGCATGGCATTGTCGGCTTCGTAAAGTGACAGGTGAGGAAAAGAGGCAGGCGCGCGAACGTATTCGCTCGTAATGTTCAACTTCGGGAACTTCACCTTCAGTCGTTTGAACACTTCGTCCAGAATGTCATTCTCGACATCAATCAAGCGAACACCTCCTTTGCAATCTCAGCGATCTGATCCAGTACATTTTTCATAGCATTGTACATCGGCATCGCAGCAGGTGCGCCATGTGTCAGTATCAACGGACCGTCTCCGTCCTCACGGTAACCCCACACCTTGCGTTTTCCGTGGCCTTCTCCGTAGCTGCCAATTGTGAAGCCCAGCCTTGCGCCTTCCGGGTGCGGGCTGCTGCCAGACGAGCCGTTGTGATACACGCCTGCGCCAAACTCAACAAAAACGGCATCCTCGCCATTCGCAATAACCAGAGTAACATTCTCCTGCGAATCGATAGAAACGGTTACGTCAGCATATCTTGTACCGTTGAGCATATCATCAACTACAGCGCCACCAAACAACACACCTGCAGAATCGCCTATTCGCTGGGCTACGGCTTCGCGCAGGCGTTTTGCTTTTTGTGGAAGTTCTCGCTCATATGTCTCAATTTCGCGAATTGCTTCGTCCAGTGTACCGAGGGTGCATCTGATGATTTTAGCCATTGATATTCACCTTGCTCACGGCAACTGATGTGCTGTACAACCCACGGGCCACCTTCTTTACGACATAATCCCACGGCGTGACAAGCGCGCCGCATTCATCCGTTACAAGGTTGCCCTTCCTATCCAACTCAGGCATACTGTCAATCCAAAGCACTGCATTTTCATCAATGGGTGTATTCGTATCTTCCAGCACAATCACACGGTCATAATCTTCGCTGTCTCCGAATTGGCGTGTACTGATTTCACCCTTTGCTGCAGATATATTCGCAGCAATCTTTTTCGGGTTATGATACTTCACCGCATACTGTCCGGTCTCATAGCCGTTTTCATCCAGTATCGGTTCTTTCGTATCATACAGAGCGTAGTAAAATGTGCGCTTATTGCTCCTCATAAGCCGCATGCGTCACATCACCCCGCACATCGGTATCACATTTGCATGTATGTACCGGATCATATCCGGATACTTAAAAGTGCGTGCGATACCGTTTTCACTATGGGTCATCTGTCCCTCTGCACCGCTTTGCGAATAACCCGCAATCACCGCATAGATCTGTGTCATTTCACACTCAGGCGGAACTTCGTTCGGCTGAACTGAATATGAATATCTCCATGCGAGAATTTCCTTCCCGGCGGCAGAAAGGTATGTCTCGAGGGTTTCGTCGATCTTAGAATCACTGATACCCAAGAGTGTCTTCGTCATATCCAGCTTTTCATCCAGTGTCACACCTATCCACCTCCGTTCAGATATTACTTGGCTGCTTTCCTCCGGCTGGGCTTAGCCGGGGCGGGGGAGTGTGCCGGTGTAGGCTGCGGCGCTGATTTAACGCTCGTGTCAACGACCTCGACCGCGCCGTGCGATACATGCCATTCGGGGTTTTCCACTTCAATCGGCGCACCGGGGCTGTAATCAACCCCGTTGTGCCGAACGTGGAATGGATACTTTACCCGGCTGCTCATTCGAGCACCTTCAGAACGTAGGTTTCATCCATACGCTCGAAGGAAGGCAGGACGATTTCGGATACAGTGGTCTTGGTATTGACCGGATCCTCAGTGACCTTTACGGCGATTGCTACGCCGGTGTTCACGATGGATACTGCTGCCTCACCGCTGCCCAGCAGAGTGCGCTCTTCGGGCGTAGTGCCGTACCAGGTGGAACCCAGGTTGCCTTCGGGCAGGAAGGTAACATAGCCATCCTTGTAGTACTTATGCACCTGACCAGCTTCATCCTTGAACTGCTTATCGTACAGCAGGACAGTCAGGCCAACCTCAGTGCTGATCAGTTCCTTCACGCGAGCGTCATTTACGAACAGATTCGCGGTAACGTTCTGGGCCAGCATGGCGCCACGCACCTTAGTGTTAGCCTTGACATGGTTGAAAGTGATGCGGTTCATGAGGACACGCACAGGACGATTGCCAGTCTTGGCCTCTACAGCATCCAGCGCTGCGGTCATATCTGCAAGGGGATCAGAATTCTCATGGTCAGACCATGCAGAAGTGCCGGACAGAGCCTTGTAATTCTCTGCTGCATAGGTGCCGTCAACGTCGTAGTTGTAGGAATACTGCTTGCCGTCGGCCGCGATAATGATCTTGGGAGAACCATCGGTGTCAGGGCACAGCAGCTGCATACGCATGCGCTCCGCAACAACGTCAGCGCCATCGACGAGCGTCATCATGTCATCATAAATGCGGTTCAGAACATCGATCGCATAGGGATCGTTGGAGCTCTGCACGCGCATCATTTCCTGCTCGTCCGCTTCCTTTACCAGCATGGATTCACGGAAGAATGCCATCTGGGTTTCTGTCAGGTTGAAACCTTCACGGGAGCGCAGAGTGCTCTTTGCATCGAAATTGCTGGGCATCAGCGAAACGACCAGACCCTTGTGACCGCGGATCCACTTCAGATCGAGGCCCTGCTTCTTGCGGGACGGGAACAGGGCAGCACCCAGATAGGGAATGCGGTTAGAAGCCACGCTTGTCCATCGTGCTGCGAGGGACGCGGCAGAAAATGCGTCAGTGATTCTCATCTGTTCTTTCCTCCTTTATCAGTGGAACACAACGTTCTTCATGGCGGCCTTCGCCTCGTCAGTGATGGTCACGCCGCTATATGCCTGAGCGCGTGCAGTATGGATGTGGCCATCGACCACAATGCTGCCCTGCGGACGATCTTCGAAGACGTCTTCCAGCAGGACGCCAAGTGCAGATGCGCCGTTAGCGATCACGCCGCCTGCGCCGATAGGAGTGCCCGCCTTACACACACCTTCGGTGAAAGCGGTGGTATCCAGGGTAATTGCGTCGCTGATAGGATCAGCAAAATACAGAATTTCAGGCGCAACGCCTACAGTATTGCGCGCGAACTTCATTTCACCAAGTGCCATATAGTTACCTCCTGTTGTTCAATTTGGGTTTGTGATCTTTACATGTAATGGGCCAGACCGTCGTTTGCCGCCTTCGCAGCCTGAGCATCTGCTTCGCCAAGCTTTTCGGCGAGTTTGATAGCGTCGCTCTTTTCGGGCTGTTCCTTGCCGCTAGTGGGGGGCGGGGGAGTGCCCTTCAGCAGTTCTGCACGCAGGTTCTTTTCTGCGGCATCATTTGCTTTTGTAAGCGCCTTGAACAGACTGTCGGTGTCGTTATCGACCAAGGCTTTCGCCATAGCTTCCGCATCAGCAGCGTCGTATTTCTGGGCGAGGAAGGATGCCTTGTGCTTTTCGAATGCTCGTTCGCGGCGCAGCGTTTCAAGCTCCTCGCGCAATGCAGCATCTGCAGCCTGACGCTCCGATTCCTTGCGCTCATCTTCAGTCATGCGCTCCTTGAGCTGCTTCTTCATATCCGCCAGCTCGCTTGACACTTTGTCGAACTTTACCTTTTCGATCATGCCCTGCGTGGGTTCGGGCAGGCCGACTTTCTCCAGAAGTTCAAGTTTTTCCGCATCGGTCATGCCTTCGCGGTAACCTTCGATCTTGGACCAATCAAATGCCATGTATACCTCCTGCGTTTTAACGTCTTCTCTGACGATTGTCATTGATTGCGAAATTTCTATACCGCAGTCTCTTGCGGTGTGTGCGGATTATTTACCCTCGCTTCTCTGCGAGCTGATGCCCTCGGGTCATCCCTCCGGCGGGCTATCCTGCCGATCATTCTCTGATGTATTTTTGGGCATACCTTTCTGCATTTCCGCCTGCAATTTTTGCTGAGATTCGTACCACTTCATCGATTCAGCATAAGCTTCTTCAGCATCAACAAACATACCGCAATGAGCGAATGCCAGATGCGGCGCGATCATCGGATTACCAAGCATGGTTGTCAATGCCTGAGTGCGCACCTGCAGATCTTCGTAATTCCTGCGGGTAAACTTCAGAGCAATTTCAGGATAGCGAATGTCCAGATCGGTCATCCCGCGGCAGATGCGCAGAATCAACTTCAGATATTCCCCTTCCGACTCGCGCCATAGGTCCTCGGTGTCTTTCGCCCGGGCCTCTGCATTGAACCAGCCATTACGGACAATCGTCGCTCCGTTGTTTGAACTGTCTGATGTGTTACCGTTCGACTGACTAGGCATGCCGGTAATACGCAGCACTTCGTCATAAAGTGCATCCATCAGCACCTGCTGATCTGCCTGATTAAAGTCGACTTCGAGCATTTCAACCTTGCTTTCCATGCCCTCGACCGACTTGATCTTCAGTGCGCCCTTGCGTTTCAGCTCCGCAAAACCTTCGGCAGTTATGTCGCAGTTGTAAAACACCGTAAGTGCCTGTACCGCCTGCTCCGTCGCGTCTACCCGATTGCTGGCGAGTATGTTGATCGCATCCAGGATCGTTTCCACAACCTCAAAAGCACCGATACGTGCATTGTTGTTCACATACTCGATAATCGGTACCATGCCAAGCATATGAGGTTCGTTCTTTACAATCCTGCCATTGCGGATTTCCATGTAACGCTCCGGAGTATATACTCCGTAAACATCATTATCGCTGATAATGCTGCCGGCGGAATCGCACTGCGCTGCATGTACAACACCGCATAGCACAGGCTCACCCATCGCGCTGCTTCTCACAATAAACGTATGTCGCGGGTCGAGCGTATGCGTTACGAACGGCGGCTCGTCTCCGCCCTTGACATAGCGTTTGTTCGGCAGGCCTATTCTGTACGCGAAACCGCAAATGTTGAAGTCATCAGCAATTTCCTTGTCGCGCGCCGCTTTGTTGTTGAGATACATCATCTCATTCAGGCGAGCAATCTTTTCAGAAGATGCATTTGCTCCGCGAGCGATGTATGCAATTGGCTCAGAAAGAAGATAAGATACCTTGAACGAAACAATCTCGTTTGCGTGATTGATCAGGAGCTTATTGTTGATTTCCTCACGAGCAACTTTTGTCCTGTTCAAAACTGCTTGCTTACCCCGGTAAACATCATACAGATGCTGACATTCAGCGCGATTCTGTTGATGAATCGGGCAGGCATGCGCAAGCACCTCAATCACGTTGTTTTCATCAACACGTTCCGCATTAACTACGATTTTCGTTCGGCCAAAACTAGCCATTTTGCACCTCCTCCTTTCTTTGCATAATAAAAAGCGCATGACCGCAAGACCCTACAAGCATAGGGTTCGCCCCGAAGGGCCTCGCAATCATGCGCTGAAGCCAGAGGTGACTCAACGGTCGCCTGGCACCGAATAAACGGTTTGTTTTGAGCTTTTAAGCTATACGCAATTATACCATATTTTGCGTGATTTGGCCAGCCGCATATTATCGGCGATTTGTCGGATAATTTCCAGCAATCAGAACGGGCGGCTGAACACTTCTATTTTTGCGCTCGTCATGCTCGTCGCAAACTCATATAACATTGCCATGGAATCAGGCACGTCGTCGTGCTTATTGTTGCCAACCAGAGTATAGCTGCACAGCATATCCATGAATCTTCCGTAATCGGTATTGCGCTTATAAGTACTCTCATCCTTGAATATGCAATGTTCTTTTACCCATGCGCTGGAAACAATAATACGTGTTTCCTTATTGGCTTTGGTGAATTTTGTGGTGATACTGGTACGCCCATGCCGCTTTTTGATCTCTTCCTGTACTCTCTGGGCCGTTCTGCCGCCAGCGTTGTTGCTCTCAAATCTGGCCATGCCAACTTTGTTTCGCATCAGTATTTCCACCATGCGCGAGTCTACCACATCCGGCAGACCGTTGTCACACAGGCAATCCGCAATATAATAATCCTGTCCATATATATACGCGACCGGAAGCGACGCATAGTCCTTGCCCTTGTCCTTTGTGTCACATACCGCAATAACCGCATCCGGTTCCTGCTCCGGCAAATCAAAGAACCGGCGCAGTTCATCAGCATCGTATACCAGACCCTCGCGCTCCACAGGCTGATTCATATACAGGGCTTTCCAGCTCACCGGATCCATGATATCCCGCTGTTCCCGGAAAAACTTCGTGGTAAAACCCACTCCATACGCATAATCGAAATTGCTTTCATCATTTTCGTCAACAGCAGGAATTACAATGAACTTTGCACGAGGATTGTTGCTGTATTCGCGCTCCAAGCGACCTATAACATCATGCACTGACCAACGGGTAGCAATGTGCAGTTCCTTGCATTTATCGCCGATCTTTCGCTGTCTGAGGTCGGTTGTATACGTTTCCCACAGTTTATCCAGTCGTTCCTTTGACAATGCTACTTCAATGCCGCTGACAAGGTCATCACAATACAGTAGCGTAGCCGCGCGGTACAGACCGGCGTTGCCCGTGCCGATAGAGGTGAATTCCAGCGTTTCAAAGCGTTTGCGCTCGCCTAGATCGATGCGGCAATCCTTCGCGTTTGTATTGCTGACACTTACATACGGAAACACATCATGCCACAGATATTCGCCGTTCTTATCCAGTATGCGCAAACACTCGTCGTACACGCCGCGCACAAATGCGTTACTGTGACTGCCGGTAAGCATCGGTTTGTCCGGAATCCGGCCTGCAAGCCATGTGAGATAAAAAATGGCGAGAGTGCTGTTGTGCGTGGGCAGCATGGTCTTTCCCGCGCGGTAAATGCCGCCTTCGACCTGAATGCAATTTCCCTGCACGGGCGCGATGGGACGGATAGCCTTGATCGCAATGCGGCGTTCCAAGGCGCGGACGTTCATCTTCTTACGCGGAACCCTGCACGGAATCTTCAGCGTAGGACAAAACATAACCTTATACACATCTTTCCTGCCGGCAATTCCACTGGAAGATACACGAGGTTCGTCAATGCAGGTAGTAAAACGCCAGCCCATCGACGATATCAATTCACAAAACCCGTTATAAATTTCAGTATTCGTGGTCGAAAATGTATAGCGTCTCGCTCTATCCAGGGTCCCGTCCGTGTCGATCATTCCTGCAATCAAATCCAATCGTTGCGGGATAGATGCGGTAATATACTCCTCGGGTATGTACTTCTCTCGTGCTTTGTGCCCCTTGCACAGGCCCACTTTCTGCAAATCCTCGCGTAGATTATTGAAGACATATCGTTTGCACCCTACCTGTTCAAACACGTGTCTCACGCCGTATCCTCTGCGCGCTACTTCATATGCAATGCGCACATCATTGTTACAGATAGTAAGGCATGGCGCACCAGTAGTTCCATCACCGAGCCAAGCTCCGAAAACATACGGATCTACAGGCAACTCTCTTATCTGCCCAACCATGGGTTCACACGCGGGTAACATGAAGTAGTATCTGTGGCTGCGTTTATTCGGCTCCCCACTATCAATTCCCTGTCGCAGCATGTCCTCAGTTTCCAATGTTTCCATCTTCTGCCTATGACGATTCCATACCACCCACTCATGTTTTCCGTGGCACTTAATTATCTCGCCGTTGGTGAACTCTACCTCGTAATTCACAAGGCCTTTCGGAAAAACATGCTCCACGCGCTTGAATGCGCCATCAAGACCTACAACATAATCACCAACAACCAAATCGCCGTGATTTTTCCAGCCATTTTTCGTCATAATAGGCGTGTCATCACTCAATCGCTTGCCCGCGCCCGGTGGGAGACTGATCGCCAGCAAATCCAATTTATCATCAGCCAAGTCCTGCAGTGCATCAACAACCGTTTTCAGCACCTTTCTGCGCGGCGCATAGAACTTCTTCTCGGGTTCGCGCTCCCATTCGATGTACTGAATGTAACTGTCAAAATGATCCGGCGCCGCCGCCCGAAGAGCTTTCTTGTGCACCGCAGTAAATCGCTGCGCCAGCGAAAGATCGCGCATGAACAGGCGGATAACGGCCTCGTTGCACCTTTCGGCCAGCCACACCAGCCAGCCAATCGCACTCTTCTTGCGCTCTTCGTCCTTTTTCAATTCGCTGCTGCACACATTGTACATGTCCTCATACGCCGTAACACTGTCCGGCTTCATCTCAATAACTCTGGCAATCCTCTCCATCAGATTACCAGTTGCCATTTGATTTGCCATAGACATGACAATATTGTTCTTATCCGTTGTAATCATCCTCCTTCACTTGTCAAATCAATACAAAAAAGCGCACCATTGCAATGCAGCTCTATGGCAATATGCCTAAAGCCTTGTTACATCGCAATAATGCGCTTGGTACGGGTAATCCCGCGTTGAAAGATGTTGAACCGTTACTCTTCGATGCACGAATCTTCATTACTCGGCATCCAGAAGCTCAATGTACTTTTTGTACAAACGATTGCCTTCGGATACAGTTTCGACCTTTTGCTTCCCATTGTCATACCAGACCACGAACCTTGTCAAGTGGGTATATTTTGGCCTTGTCGTTCCAGCTCCAATGGCTGCGCCGCCCCAGCCGCCTATCAGGCCACCTACAACCGCTCTCGCCGTCGCGCCCGGATGCCTCGTTTCCGTATAGTTCCCGATAATCCGGGTACGAATTGGCTGCGGAGGCTGTTTTTTATATCCTACTGGCAGACACGGTATGATCAGAATCAAAAATATTACCGATGCAATTATGATTACACCGCCCCAGGTAATTACGCGCTCCTGATGCTCGGTGATCGCAAACTCATCCGGCATGCTGATAGACTTGATCTCATATGATCCGTTCCTTCTCAGCTCCACTTCAAGTACCATGACCTGATTATTTCGTCTGCTGCCAATTTCGTTCAAAACTTCTTGGCATGCTTTTGAAGCCTTATTGAAGTCATTGCTGTAAATGCCCCATGCAAGAGCATCCTCCAGAATATCAGTCTGGTAATTGCCGTTGTTCATCTGAACGGCCCACGACGTGACATACGGTTTTGCACGAACCTTCACCGTCTGCCCTTTGTATTCTCCTGAGACAATCTGCTCATATGTAGCCACGGGCAGATCGGTGTATGCCATTTCGCTGAAGAATACCCACACCGCGCTCAGTGCAGCGCCAATCAGTATCCAACGCAACCATCGCAACATGTGAACCACTCACCTTACTTTGAATCACTTCAGCATGTTCTGTATCTCGATGATGTCAACCGGATGCAGCGCTCCAATCTTCTTTCGCACCCTGCACTTATCTAAAGCAAGCCGTTTGCTTAGTCTTACCGTGGTGGGCTTGTGCAATCCAGCCGCTGACCAGTTTTTCAACACATACTCTCCTGATCTCGGTTGTTGGCTGGTCATCTTCAGACAATCCAATAAATGTGCTTCGCCACCCAGCACGAGTACAGGCCGCAACTTGGTTTCTTCAATGTCTTCAAACGGAACATCCGCCAGCAAGATATCCCACTTTCTGTAGCTAACATCGCCCATTACTGGTAATCCTCCCACTCCTCATCCTCGGCAGGATCATACCAATCATTCGGCAGTTTTTCTACCACTTCACCCTTCGCCTCGAAGCGCGGCACAGGGTTCATAGTGAAATACTCCTTCATGGCATCGCGCGGAATGGTGCTGTTGTAACCATATGCGCGTTCTTCGGCATCGTAAAACTGATGCCACGGCGTGTCAGGGCGATGGGTCAGGTTCACAAGATGATTGCCTGTATAACAACCGTACTCACGCATCACATCCGTTAACGTCTCAAGCTCGTCTGCGCTCAACTTAGACGGATCATACCCCTCATCCACAAATGGAATCGGATCACGACCACACACCTTGTATTTCTGGTAAATCACTGGCGCAACCGGCCCTAACTGCCACGCCTCGATTTGCTCGTCAAACAGCGATTTACCTGTTCTCGCTAAATGACACCCCTGAGCAAAATACAGCAGTTTGTTCAATTTCAGGTTGGTCATCGCGTCATCTTCGCGGCTATTCGCCACGTCTATGAAGAAATTCGCAGCCGTATACACGCTTAACATAATTTCACCTCCGTGTGACGCTTATTTTATTGCATCCAGAGCCGTTTCCACAAGCGCATTGTTGTACTCTTCCATCTTTCCTATTGCATCGTAATACAGTTCGGTATAATCGGTCGCCATATCACCAAACGCCTTTGTCAATGAACCAGCGTGAATTGTAAGCTGCTTGTGGGTTCTGATGTATGACTTCTGTGTCAGATTCAGTTTCGGATAAATCAATGGATCCACCGGAATATCATAATCAGGATCGATGTTCTGCTGTATTTTTATGGTTGAAATAGGAATGACCGTGTAATCGTTATTTCTCGGGCCGCCAATCACAAGAACAGGGCGTTTTTTGAACGCATTTTTCTGCGTAGCCCTGTCATAATACGGCGTTATCGCGGAACAGATTTTACCGATCATTGCAAAACCTCCGCCAGCTCCTCTAAGTCCGCCTCAGTGGCATCCTCAAACTCATCGTAATACATGTCCCACACCGTATCATAAGGCCGCACTTTTTCAGCGTCCTTGCGGATATCCTCAAGACTCAGCTTTTCTCGCCCTATTTCATTCGCAGCAAGCCCCCTGCGCGCATTTAGCCACGAAATCTCCTTGTGCGACAGTTTGCTCAGTTTCCATGCCTCCAAATCACCATACTGATGAATGATGCTGTTTGCAATGTATTTGCATTCATCAGATATGTCAGTGTCAGCATCAAGAATTCCGTCTTCAGTAAACGATCCACGTAGTTCACGGCATACCGGGCCATACTTCCACCCTTCGAAATCACCGTCAAATAGCGGTTCGTTCGTTATCGCAAGTGACTCGCGCTGTGCGAAATAAAGCAGTTTGTGCAGCTTCATTTCGTCTATAACCTCACCGGACTCATGCATGTACTTCGTAAAGATGTACTGAGCCACGTTGACGATCCTTTCCATATTTTTCCTCCTAATCTCTCTATCTCGCATGCATTACATATGCAATGCGCTGATACACCATGATTATACCACGGCACAACAGCACTATGCAATAAAATGAACGTCACGCTGCAGCCCTTACCCGCGCATACCACGCCGAGCGGCTGATCCCCAACTGTTCGCAACATTCCGCTACGGTCAGCTCGCCGGCTTTTTGTTTTTTAAGGAATTTTTCAAACTCCGGTGTTTCTTTTGCTTTTCTGCCCTCGCGCCATTCGGGGTTATGCTCTTTGGCCACCATCTTTCCCTCTGCAGTGCGGGTAACAATCATGTCGCGCTCAAACTCCGCAAATGCAAAAAATACCGTGCGCATAAGCTTCCCGGACGGGCTGTTGTCGAACTTACCCATATTCATGATGTTGATGTTTGCGCCATTCGCAAGCAGCTCGTCTACAATGGCCAGACCTTCCTTTGTGCTGCGCGCCATTCTGTCCAGCTTTGTGACAATCACGGTATCGCCAGGCTGCACTGCTTCCAGCAATTTGTTCAGCTCCGGTCGGTCTTTCGTCGTTCCGGTAAATGCTTCGCGATAGATTACCGTTGCGCCTTCGCTTCTCAATGCCTTTTCCTGCGCTTCAAGGCTGTTTCCATCCTTGGCCTGACCTTTCGTGCTCACACGCGCATAGCCGTAGATCATGGTGTGACCCTCCCGTCTCCAGTCATGCTTTGATCTTTATTCTATTTCATATCCGCCATCCGGAATACGCGAATCGCGCGGAACCAGCACAACTTTGTAATCTACCATACGAGCCATTTCATTTAGTTTTGCCACGGAACATTCTTCTGCTTAAAGCGCTCAGACAACACGTTGCTTTTTATGTTCAACCTGTCGCAGAGAACAGCCGGCCTAATGCCTTTGCATTCCATTACTTTCTTAAACGCTTCCATTGCCGTAATCGCCATAACAACCCGCCCTTTCTTATACACACTCACATTATACCACAGTTATATCTGAGTGTCAATATATATCTGAGATAATCCCTTTTTATTTTTTCGCGTACTGACGGGGGTATCTCCGCCCGGGTGCTCCGCTGCTATATCCCCCCAGGGGGGGCGCGCCTCGATCGACCCGCCCGGGCCCTGAGGATGCCGGGCCCGGAGTGGGTAAAAATGGAAAGCGAGCACCGGAAACACTCGCCCGGCTCAGCACACAGCGGCGCGGGCATACTGAATCTGTTGAGATTGTGCACGCTAGGAACGCGCTCAGAAAAATCTGAATTTTCATGCGTGCGACTATTGACAACCTCAGATATATCTGATATACTAATGCCATCATCAGAAATAACTGAGCACTTGTCCGACCGCATGAAAGGAGAATACCCTATGAAGACCATCGAAACTCTCGCCGCCATCCTGACCGCATCCCGCGAGGAATACCGCGCCACCGCTACCGCCGCCCGTCAGGCCGTCCGCGACCTTGAAACCGTCTACCGTGAGACCATCGAAGGAACGCCCGTCGAGACCGTCGCCGCATACGTTGAGCGCGTCGGCTATGACGTCGCCGTCTCCACCATTGCCACGCTGGTAAACCGCTCCGCATCTGATGGCCGCATCTCTCGCCGCTGTGCTGAGTGGGCCGCCGCTCAGGATGAAGCATTCGACGCCGAAGCCGCAGAGCGTCTCTGGCTCTACTCTGACCGGATCCATAAAGCCCACCTCGACCAGCTCACCGCGGCTATGATGGAATACAGCCCCAAACAGCCCGAAGAAACTGAAGAAGCCGAAGAAGAAGCCGAGGAAGAAGCGCCCGCCCTGCTGCCGCGCGTGGCCGAGATCCTCGAGACGCTGCCCCGGAGCCGCTCCGCCTGGGCGCATGGCGTGACGGAATATGTCGCCGAACTGATGGAGGAATTGACCGAGCACGCCGAGTGGGAGAAGCGCGAGCCGTGGAACTCCGCCGAGCTTTACCGCTGGTTGTTGAATGGGGCAGCAGACTGGGCACAATACAGCTGGGGCGGATGCTCTCTGATCTACGATCGGCAGATCGCAGAGCGCCTCTGCACGGCCTCGGAGCTGAAAAAGACCGACGGCGGCAGGAAAGACCCGAACCCGCGCGAAAGCTGGCTTGACGTGCAGGCGCGCGCCCTGGCTCAGGCGGCCCAGCGCATCTATACCGCATGGACCGAGGCAGAAAAGGAGGTGCGCTAAAATGATCGAATACAGCAACACCCTGCATTATGCCGTGCGCGTACTTGATGCCCAGTATAAGCACATAAAAACCCGGTCCACGCCCGCCGAGCGCGAGCGTCAAAAAGCATTCTACGACGGCATGCGGCAGATGTTTGACATCATGATTTCAAACGCCTATTCGCTGCCGCTCTCCGTCGACCGCCGCGAAAATGACTTTGACGGTACCACCCTGCACGTGATCGTAAAGGAGGCTTGAACCATGTACACGCCCGAAAAAATCGCGGCCGCTCTGGTCTGCAAAATTTCCATCCTGAAGCATCAGCGCATACCGCCCGAGGATCTGCCGGGCCTGCGCGCTGATATTGACGACCTGCTGACGGCTGCCGACGCAGCCCGGATGCCGTGGGCCCTTCAAAATAGCCTGCTTTACATCGGCGAAAAATACGACGTGCGCGTCTGGTATATCTCGGATTTGCTCCGCATGGCGTGCGATCGCATCGGCCTGCCGGAGGTGCCCAAATGTGCATCCTGATATTTGTACCGCTCGCCCTCGCCGCGCTGCTGATTGAATCAATCGCGCCCGCGCTGCCTCAAATCATCCAGAAAGGAAAACGCGCCATGCTGACTATGCTTTGTCTCATTTTGTGCCCGCTGATAGTTCTCGCGGAGCTACTGAAGATTTCCAAATAACCTCAGACCCGCCCGGCCTCGCGCCGGGCTTTTTTGTGCCCTCCGAGGCGCCCGAACTCAGATCAGCGCGGCCCGGATAAGCGCCGCACAAAAACGCCCCAGAACGCCCGGAAACCGCTGCCGCACTCCGGCGCGATGAAATACCCGCGCACCGTCTCGGGCCCGCCTAAAAACGCCACGCAGGGCCCTAAATCGACACTCGCGCACGCCGTCCGCATTTATGCCGGGCGGCTTTGTTTTTGATGGATCGATTTTAAGGCACTCAGGCGGATGTGTAACGCGTTTTATGCCCGCGTGCGTGGAATTATCAATCACACGCATAAGCACAGCCAGAATGGCGCGTAGAGCCTCAAAACACCATTCAATCATTACAGACCCGCCGCAGCCACGCCGCGCGCGCCCGGTGCCCGCACTTCAACGGCGCCCCGCACGCAGAGAAGCAGCTCCGCCCGAGGCCCTGCCGGACTCGATCTGGCCGGAGCTGGTACGAGCTGCCCGAGCCCCCCAGACGCAACAGGCCCGCCCCAGGTCAAAGCCGACCGGAGCTGATAAGCCGGAGCCGCCCGAGGCCCTGCTGACCCAAAGCAAAAACCCGCCCTCCAATGCAGGGAGGCGGGTAGGAGCAGTCATGAGCACCGGCGGCAGCAAAGTCGCGGGAGAGTCGGAAAGTCGTTCGGCTGATAAAGTCGCTCAGTCGTCGGCGAACTCTGTTTCGATCGGAGAGTCGCCGTCCACCATGTAGCGCCTGCGCAGATCAGCTTCGTCAAAGTCGCTCTCCTGCTGGTTGCTAGGCGTGATGACGTACTCGGATTTATCCGACATTCCATAGAAATTCTTCGCTCGGAAGCAGTAAGCGAGGAAGTTCATCTTGCCAGAAACGACCAATTTTGCGTCAAAAGTAGCTAAAAATTCCTTCGCTTTTTTAATGATGTCTGCGGTAGAGTCGCTAAACCCCTTCCGTCTTCCCGTTTCCAAGTCCCACATTGCAGTCCTGCAATACCCTATATAGAGCGCCATTTCTTCGACCGTAGGAATTTGCCCGGTATCAGCGCAATGCTGAAAGTATTGATTTAGCCTATCCTGCAGCTCATCGTCTGATTTGACACGAGGCTGCTTGTAAGCGTGCAGAGTTTCAGAGAGCAGGCCTGCTACAAACTTTCTGTCCTCGTCAGTCGTAATCAGCCCAGCTCGGCTCTGAGGGGGTTTGCCGTTTGTGCGTCGTTTTACCTTGCCCTCCTCAACCCGGGCGATCTCTTCACCAGCCCGGACCGGATCGGTGCTGGTTAGTTCAGCGTTTGCGGGCTGTGGCAGTGGATTTTTTCTAGGTCTACCCATTGTGTCACCTCCATGTGTTCGTTGTTTAGAACATGTGTTCGATTTGGATTATGTGTATCAAGAAATGCCTACCTACCTCACTTGATACGACTTACTCTATATAGTATATATATAAAAATACTTTTTTTCTAAAAAGGTTGGGTAGGTTGTGTAAGGTTGGATAAACCATTGCAGTGCAGCGGTTTTCATATACCCAACCCATTGCCCAACCTTTCAACAAAAGCATAGGGTTGGGCAATTTACTTGACTTATACTTGATCAGAAAGGCACTTCGTCGTTCGGCGTATTGTATGTGACCTGTTCAGAACTTAATATCCTGACGCGCTTCCAATATCTTTGCACACCGAAACGTCCAAAGTTGCGGCGACTGTCAACGCGTTTCCACCCCTTCATCCCCTGCATAATCAACCCAATCTGCGTCTGATCCGCTTTCTCGGGCTGCTTATAGGAATTACCGAGCGCAATTTCCCAGAGCATGCCGGTGCAGACGAAATCGCCTTTGAGCTTATCCAGATAGGCCTCGATCAGACCGACGCGGACGTCTTCTTCCGTTGCATCCTGCTGCTTATCTTCCATCTGTGGCTTGAGCGCGCGATCGGCGAAAGGCGCCATAAACGGCGTGTCCATTTTTGCGTATGCTTCGGCCCAGCACTGACGGATGTATTCGCGGCACTCCTGCTCATGGTCGAACAGATTGTATCCGGTATTACTGCATTTGATCGGGTAGAAGCGGCGACCGCCTGTTTTATCCGTAATAAACTGCTCGCGGTTCGTAGTGCCGATGAACGCACAGGACCGCTGACGTTCCACCACGCGGCGGCCATAGGCGGGGCGGTACTTGTCAAACTGACGGCTTAGGTAGGCTTTGACAGCCTCCTGCTCCTTGGTCTTGGTCAGTGCAAGTAGCTCCGAGACCTCGACGATCCATGAGCCCTCAATCGCTTCAATGCTCTCCTTGCCCTCGATGGTATTCAGCTCGGAATAGAATCGATCTTCAATGGCCAGAAAACGCACAAAGGACGATTTACCTGCGCCCTGACCTCCTACCAGTACTGGCATGTCTTCAAATTTGCAGCCGGGTCGGTACAGTCGGTGAATGCCGCCGGCGAAGATCAGGCGCGAAACTTCACGGGTGTAGGGCGTGTCCTCCGCACCCATCCATTTCGTAAGCAGCATCGGGATACGGCTTTCTCCATCCCACTTCAGCGCGGATATAACGTCCTTGATGGGGTGATAGCGACGACTGTCAAATAGATCGGCCAGCGAATCATCGTGCTTCTGACGGGAATACAGGCCGTAGGTCTTTTCGATGTAAGCGCGGCTATTAGCGTCATCTACGTCGGTCCAAGGGCGGATCTTACCGTTTACGTCGGACGTTTCCGGACGCAGGGACATGGCGTTCTGTTTGATTCCAGCATAATACGGGTCGTTTGCCATGATGATTTTGTAGTTGTCCGCGATGTTCAGCGGATTGCCGCGGCGGTCGCACTCGCATAGCCGCATGATCCTGCTGGTATAGTTGTCGCCGGGGAAGTCGCGGGTATAGCTGTCGATCAGCCCTTGCGCCTCCTGAACGCAGCCGAGGCGTATTGCAACAGCCTTTATCTGCATGCGGGCGCGAAACACGGCAGCAGAAGATATGCTCAGATTCGGATCGAATGTGGCCTTGATTGCCTCGCACAGTTCGTCAATGCTCTGGATGGCATCGATATTATTCAGATCAACCGTATTTCTCACCTCTTTTCATGCGCATTGTGCACATCATGCAGTTTTTGCAGTGCGCCGGGATTGTCACGCAGGTATTGAGCGCAGTCGTATTCGGCCTGCTCAAGGGTATTGCGGGCGCGGAGTAGATTGAACTGGGCCGATACATACCGTTCGTTATCGAGTAACGCGCCGCCGCCGTACTGCTTGATGTGCTCCAGCGCGTCGTATGCGTACAGATATAAGTCGATACATGCATCACGATAATCGAGCAACCGCTGATAACCGCGGATAATATTATACCGTTCCACGCGCAGTCGGTCGATACGCTCCTGATCTGCGATGGATGGCGCGGAGGTCGCGATTCCGAAGTCACGACAGATTGCATCAAGCGCGTCAGTGTAACTCATGCCGAACGTTTTGCGCACGAATTTGATCAGGTCGCCGGATTCGCCGCATCCGAAACAGTGCCAGTAATCACCCTTTACGCGGAATGATGCGGTTTTCTCATTGTGGAACGGGCACAGTGCCGCGCCGTGCCCGTTGAAGCTGACGCCGTAAAACTCAAGCGCACCGCGCAGATCAAGCGCACGGACGGCATATTTCTGATGATCGTTATCCGGCCTGCGCCTGTTCAAGTCGCGCTTGTACGACCTTCCACTGCCTTTCGATGTCACTGTATACCTCCACCATAAGCTGCTGAACTGTTTCACTATTGCCAAAGGCATTTGCGACGGCCAGCGCGTCACTCCATGCATCGCTGAAGAATTGTTCTGCATCCTCGGGCGCGCCGGTAGGGTTAGAGTATTTCCGCCTGAGCATGAAAGCCGCCTGCCAGATTTCACGCAGTCTGGCGGGCATATCCGGCATTTGCATGGAGAAAACTGTTGATTTGAGTATATCAATCGACACTGCGTATGCCCTCCTTACAAAAGCCCTCTCACAAGAGCCCTCTCGATTTGGCAAAGAGTTTGCTGGTAGAACTGAGCAGCTGCCACAACTTGTTTTCCGGCATGTTATGCGTTGCTGCAGCATATGCAACATTTTCCTGAATGCTTCCGACTCGGCGATATATGTCCAGTATCGCTGCTTTCTGCCGGTTATCCATGCCGCTGAGCACCTCGTGGCAGACCGTCCAGTTTAATACATCAATGGATGATATTGCTTGCTCCTTTGCAGGCGCAGGCAACATAATAGAGTCATTGCGCGCATAGAATCTAAACGCCTGGTTGGCGTATGCTTCATAGCTTACTTTGCGCATTCTGCCCTCCTTTTCGATGCGGTTCATGGTTCATTCTCCCTTGGTTCGCGGGTAAGTGCGCACAGTTCCACCTCGTCGAACGTAAGCTCGCGCTGGTATGTAACTGCGCCCCACACCATTCGGTCGATAACCGGGGAGTAGCGGCGCTCCGGATAACGTACAATCATTATCGCGTTATCCGGAATCGCCAAAGGCGCAGGTGGACGTTTCGTACAGTAGTATGTGACGGAGGTATTACTCATCCTCATTCTCCTTGATTCCGTTCACGGCGCAGAACCGCGTAAGCAGCCAAACAACGGCAATATATGCAGCGATCACGATGATTGCGATCATGTAAGCCCTCCTTTCACATTATCGCAGGCTAAAACGGCATTTCTTCGTCGTTAACCTCGGTAAAGCCTGCGCCAGCTTCGGCCTGCTGACGGTTCTGTGCGCCACCTTCACCGGTCTGTCTGCTGTCACAGAACTCCACGCTGTCGGCGATGACCTCGGTGACGTAGCGCTTCGAGCCGTCCTGCGCATCATAGGAGCGGGTCTGAAGGCTGCCTTCCACCGCGATCTTGCGGCCCTTGGAAAGGTACTTT